TACAGGTCGTTGACTTCCAGGGTACTGGTGTCCTCTGTAGAGGTCCAGTTGATGTCGAGGGTGGCCACGTTGGTCTGCCTGCGGTGCACGGAGGGCATGTCCTCGGACACGCACAGCTGGACCGGCACAACATATGTATCGGCCGCGTCCCAGGCGAACTCCAGGTCGGATTCCAGGGTGAGCCGGTCGGCCGCGATTGTGGCGATGCGTACCACCTCAGTTTGATTCCAGTCGCTCCACAAGAGCCCGTACCCGCCTACGCGGAAGTCTAGGTCCGCGGTATCCAGCAGAACTTCGGTGTCTGATACAGCGGCTGACGAGGTTAGCTTGCGGGTCTGGTGCCACATACCAACCCCCGATGGCCTGCGCGTTCTGGTACATTTGGGGATCTTGCTGGTCGATCAGGTACTTCATGTTGAAGGACTGGCGAGCGTTCTTGCGCTCTGCCAAACGGTTCTCGGTCCCGTCCTTGGAGGTCAGGACGGAGGTCATGAACTGGATGTTCTCACTGACCGGGCGCTGCGGGATGAACGGGAAGACGAGGGCGCGGGACCCTGTCACGTTGAAGGAGGGGAAGAACTGCGCGGAGGCCATCACCGGCGTAATCGAAATGTCGAAGGTGGACGCGCCGGAGCCCAGGACCGTGAAGTCGAACTTGTGGGACCGGAGTGCCTGGAGGAGGAGCGGTAGCGCGGTGGAGTAGTCCTCGCCGGAGATGCTCAGGGTGACGGTGGTGCCTTCGCCGCCCGTGCCTCCAATAGTGAGGTCGTTCAGGGTATCGTGGAGTTCGCGGAACGCGTTGTGTACCTGGAAGGAGGACTGGGTGTCCGACAGGATCGTGCCGAGGTCTTCCGATGCCGGGAAGACGTGGTAGCGCTCGAAGAACAGGTTTCCGTAGTGCCACCCATCAAGCTGGGAGTCGTTGGTGGAGGTGTAGCTGATGCTCCAGGGCTGGACCAGTGTATGGGAGGTGACCCCAGAGCTAACCGGGACGATTCCCGCATCCGCGCTCGTGGCGAGCCCGGAGCCGTCCGCCCCAAGCGTCAGGGAGGTGGAGTGGTCGGGGATCATGAAGGACCATCTGTCATTCGCGGGCGTAACCATACCGGTTATCTGTAGCCCATCACCCAGGATGATGGGGGTTCTCGTGGAGATGAAAGTAGTCATGACTCGCCCTTCCTTGGGGTATTACTTCCGGTAGGCCCAGCCTTCAAGGGCAGTGTTCGCGCCCGTGGAAATCTTACCGGTTGCAGTTGCAGATGCCTGACCAGAGAGGGCAAAGGAGCCCGGCGTTACCGTGCCCGGATGGGAGCAGATGCCTGACTCGGTGCTTCTGGTCACGCACGGGAATACCACCCACGTGTCGGCACTGAGGGTAAGCTCTTCCCCTGCCAAGTACCGGTCGATGGTCACCTGTGCGGTGCCGGGCACGGTGCCCAGGTAGGTCCACTCATCTCCAGAAGTGTTGGTGCTGGTGGAGTAGGAGATGTTGGTGTTGTACGTCTTCTTGAAGGACATGGGGATGGAGCTAAGCATGGTGCGGCCAGACAGAGCGTCCGCACCGCAGACCCAGGGGCCAGTGTTGTCATAAGAGTCGGTCCCATTGACCTGCACGGACCAGTTGGTCGCGCCGACTCCGTAGACCGTGGAGTTGTACTTGTAGACCGGCTCTTTCTTGTAGAGGCCAGAGCCCGAGTCGATCTGGCCAGCGGAGTTGCCTTCCGGGAAGTACAGGAAGCTAGCTTTGATTGTGCCACTGGAGCGGTAGGATCGGTGGGGTGTGCACCACTCATCGTAGCTGTCGTCCCGCCAGGGGCCGGAGCATCCCATGTTTCCGCCGTACGGGCTGACCATCTCGGTCGGTCCGTCGTTGACCTGCCCGGTCCACCAGTGGGAGAAGACTCCCGGCTGGATCTCAAGGACCATGTTGAAGTAGTCCTCGCCACCGCCTCCCGGGGTGTCCCCGAAGAACCAGTAGTTGACGCCGCCCGAGTACTGCACCATGTCGGTGCAGGGGTAGTAGCCGGGGAGGAAGTTGCCAGTGTGAGTGGCCTCATAGCCTCCGTCTCCGCCGTTGGCGGTATCGTAGGGGCCGCCGGGGTGATCATTGAAGGACGCGGTACTGAGAGGGGTAACACCCGGCTCGACCATCATTCCGATAATGAAATCGTCGGTGGGGGCTTCGGCCTCCCGCTGCCAACTGACCGGCTGGAGGCTCGGGTTTCCCGAGTCATAGATGAAGAACTGACCCGTGGAGGTGTGTTCCCAGCACGTCTGATTGCCTGCGAGGCCGTCAATACCAACGCCGTTGTCGAAGGTCTTGGTGTAGGTGCCCATGGTGACAGTCATGAAGGTATTCATGGCGTCTCGGAGCCCTGCCCAAGTAGTTTCTGTTCCTGATGCGAACATGTCGGAGGTTCCTTCCTAAAGTCGGCTTATGCAAGCCGGATTGCGAGTCGGTAGAATCGGTCATTGAGGACGGCAGGCCCCCAGAATCCGCGGACAAGGAGGTAGTCGACCCCGTTGATGGTCAAGATGTCGCCGTCGGTTCCATTCTGGACGCCCGTGCACCATACTCCGCGGACTTCGCCTGCGGGTTGGTTGTCGAGGTAGCAGTGCGGGTTTTGGCCGATCACCGGGATACCGGTGGCCGTGAAGTTAGAGCACGTGATGGGCATGATGGGGATCTGCGAGTCACCGGAGCGGGGCGGAGCGTACTTGACCCCGACATAACTCGCCCTGTTGCGCGTTGAGTAGGCGGAGGTCAGGGGGTCCAGGCGACCGATGCCTCCTTGTGCTGCCATGTTCGTTGTGCCAGTTCCGATGGAGCTGCGCCAGATTCCGTCTGCTCCCAGGTGCTGCCCGCAGTCCCGGTAGTACGAAGCCACCAAGGAACTGTAGCTCGTGACGGTCGCGGTGGACTGCTTGATGGGGGCGTTGTTGTTCGCGAAGAGGTGGAAGGGGTACGCGTACTCCTCCTTGGTGCGGAAGGGATTGATGAGGCCAGCGTGGCACATGTTCCACTTGCTCTGGTAGTTGACCGCTGCGGTGAACCGGAACTGGTCGCAAATGTAGTTGCCGAAGATCTCGCCGGACTCCGGCATGAAGAGGTAATGGACACCGCTGGGGGTGGGGTGGTTTCCGTCAGCAGACCAGCCGGTCATGCCCTGGATGCCCCAGTTCTGCAGGTCCGGGCTCGAATCGATAGCGTAGTACATGAGGGCCATGTACACGTAGTCCGCGGGGTCCGCGACTCCACCAGCGTCGATGAAGAGCGGGCGGTAGTTGCGCATGTCCGGCCTACCGTCTATGTCGGTCTCTTCCGGCCAGACGTTGTCTGAGCCGAGGTAGGTGGCGAAGGGCTCGGGGTCGAGCCACTGCGTACCCGGGGAGGACACGGAGTTGTTCGGGTTGTTGATGAAGTTCACGGTGATCGAGTCGCCTGCCATGTCCAAGGTGCCCGTGGCATTGGTGCCAGTGGGGTTGTTAGACAAGGTGATGCTGACGTTGGGGTCAATGGAGAGGATCGTAGTGGAGGCCGCGATCTCTGCACCGGTTACGGGATACCCAACTTCCAGGCCCGTGGTGTCCGCGATGAGGACTACCGGGTCGCCGCTGGTGATGTCAATTGCGACTGCGGTCATCTTGCCGACCCAGTCGATGGACGCACCCGATTCGATCCGGGTGTAGATCAGGTCCTTGACGATGGCGTCAGCGTCACAGTTGAATGTACCCTGGGTGCCAGAGACGGACCCAATCATGTCAAACGTAGTCGCAGACTGGAACTCAAAGGTCCAAGTCTCGACAACGTGCGGGGTGTACCCGCTCGTGCCGGTGGTGGGGGTCAGATACTTGTCGCCTGCTCGGCTGTCAAGGGCAGAGACCTTGCCATTCGCGCCAGCAATGGTGTCCACAGAGATCGACCCGTAGTCCACAATCGGGGCCCCATTCATGAACTGAATGAGCGTATGGAGTGCTGCGGGAGAGCCCGAAGCCCAGGTTCCCAGGAAGGGAGTGACACCCCAGCGGGGGATGCTTCCGCCCGCGAGGGTTGAGAGGTCAAGATGAGACATGATTTAATCCTTATCCTTACCCTTAGAGAGGCCTGAGGGCTTCCGGGTTTCGTTGGAGGACGTTGAGAATGACTTCAGCGCCCGCGTCCGTGTTCATGGCTGCGGGGATAGAGGCCGGGTCATCCGAATTGACGATGGTGATCTGCGGAGCAGCGGCCTGAGCCATGCCTGCGGTAGCAGTTGCGTTCTTGATGGAGCCACCGGACGGCGGAACGAAGAGTTCAGGACCCCTCTCGCCGACCATGTAAGCCTTGCCCGATTGGACCGGACCGCCCGTTGCTCTGCCGCCGGTGATTGCGCCAAGCAAACTGCCTGCGATCCCAGACCCGAAGCCGCCTCCACCGGAGACGCCTTCCAGCATCTTAATGAAGAGCATCTTCATGATGACCTTCTGCAGCTGGGCGATAGTGTCCAGAGCGAAGGACCTGATGTCCATCTTGCCGGTCAGGGTGAACTCGGTGAGGTGGTCCAGTGCGCCAGAGAAGGCGTCCGCGGCGATGGTGCCGAAGGTTTCTGCTGCGTTGGCTGCGTCCGAGAAGTTCTCGACCATGCGTGCGCCGAAGTTGAACATGAAGGAGTCTTCGTCGCCGAGGGCGAACAGTGCCTGCATGGAAACTAGGTTGCGACCGATGGTCTCGTCCAGGAGATTCATGTTCATGACGAAGTTCTCGACGCCAGACGGGCCGTCTGCGCTGAACTGAGCCTGCAGGAGTTCGACTGCGTCGGTGTACTGCTTGGTGAGGCCGATCAGCGGACTGATCTTGCTCATGAGCGTGTCATACTTGGACAGCTGATCTGCGGTCATGGACCCCAGCTTGACGCCTAGCGGATCCCCATCCGGGGTGCCAGTTGCGCCGAGGGAGGTAGCGCCGCCAGGAACGTTCCCGTTCATGACGCCGGGCATGATGAAGTCATCGGCTGCGCCGAAGAAGTCCATGAAGCCTCCGGCCATTCCGGGGAGTGCACCCTTGAGGGTGTCCATGCCTTCGCTCATCTTCTCGGAGAGGTAGTCGCCAATGGCTCCGCCGAGGGAGCCGCTGGGGTCTACGAGAGTCTCAGCCGTGATGTTGGAGAGGCCAGAGCGGTTGCGCTCGAAACTCTCGGTCCAGTCGCCGAAGCCGACCTTGCCACCCATGTAGTCCTTGATGGTCTGGAAGGCAGCGAGCATGTCGTTCCACTTGTTGCTCAGAGCAACAACGGCGTCGATACCCATCTTCTTGAAGTCTTCGAAGCCCATGCCTGCGGCCTTCATGCCGACGGCGATAGCAATGCCCACGCCAGCGATGGCGAGGAGCGGGGCGTAGAACGCGCCCATGACGGGGAGCATTCGGATCATCAGGGCGCGGAAGCTGGTGAAGGCCCCGATCAGGCCCTGCCCGCCAATGATTGCCATGCGGACGATGCCGAGGCTAATGCCCCAGGCCAGCGTTGCGGCCTTCCAGGCGATGAACATCTTGACCATGCCGGACCCGGCTTTGGTGAACCTAGAAACGTCAAGCTCGCCCTTGGACATGGCGGAGTTGATTGCGGCGCCCCAGAGCTTGATGCTCTTGAGGGAGTCGGTGAAGGACTTGGAGATGCCCGTAGTCTCGCCGAAGTTTGAAACGAAGATGTCCCACTCGTTGCCAAGGGACTTCATCAGTGCGGAGATGGGGAAGTGGTACTTCTTGAAGAGTTCTTCCAGCTTGGGGATCTCTGCGCCAAAGGTCTTGACGAGGACGGCAGTGGTGATCTTGCCAGTCTCACCGAGGCGTCGGAGGTCACCAATCGCGACCTTGCCCCAGGTGCCCATTGCGGACATGCTGTCGGCCAAGAGGGACGCCACGAGGGGAGTCTGCTCTAGCACGGAGTTCAGTTCCTGCCCGGACAGGCGGTTTGCTGCCATACCCTGGGCGAACTGACGGAGTGCACCCTCGGCTTCCTGTGCGGTTGCACCGGAAAGCTGGACGGCTGCGGTCAGGTTCTCAACGACCTTAACGACGGTCTCGTCGCCGATGCCTGCGGCATCCTGCGCGATGGAGACGCGCTGCATCACGTCACCGACACCCTTGAGCGGAATGTTCCACTTACGGGCGATACGGGTTGCCTGCTCCATACGATAGTTCGCGCCCTCTTGGGACTTTGCGAACACGTTCGTCTGGTTCTTCAGGTTGGTGATGGTGTCGACGGACTGAACGAGGCTTGAGCCCATGCGGACAGCGGCGTAGCCGACGGCGAGCATTGCGACGGACATGCCCTTGAGGTTGCGGGTCACGGATTTCGCGCCGGACGAGGTAATTGACAGATGTAGTCGATCTGTTGAAGTTGCCATTGTTTATCCCTCCAGGGAATCAGCTGCGTACTTTGCGAATAAGTGAAAGTGATTTGGCTTTTGCCAGGGCCTTAGCGAAGGCGGACTGGACGAAGCCTGCCGGGGCCTTGGTGGAGGACCCCGCGTTTAGTCTGTTGATGTACCCGACAGCGTTGGTGATGTCTACGCGCTCGGCTGTCGCGCCGATCTTGCTCGCCCCGCGAGAGTAGGTGCCCCCTGCGGAGCCCTTGTCTGCGTTGGCTTCGGTGGTCCATTTGGGACCCGAGTTCCGGGTGGCTTCCCAGGAGGACTGCGCCGCGCCCGTCAGGCGGGGGGTCTTCTCGGTTACCTCTTTGAGGAACTCCTTGCCGATGACTGCCACGGCCCGCTTTGCGTTGCCAGAGACGGCTGTGCCATAGGCAGAGTACTTGGCCGCTACGGCCTTTGCGTTGGATCGTACAGGCTTACGTGCCATTGTGATCTCCCGGTAGGCGGGGCCCGAAGGCCCCGCTGGTTACCATGTGGGTTTCAGATTCGATTTCGGCTGTGCGCCATCCGCCGTCTTGGCGGTCTTGGCCTGCTCAGCTTGAACCTGATTTAGCCAGTGTTGATCCAGAGCCATGATGATGAAGATTAGGTCATCGTACAGGACCTCATCGTCAAGCATTCCGTGACGTTCCGCGTACTTGTCGATTGCGGTCCACGGGATGGGTCCCGGGCCGAAGCCCATGGACCTGCAAGTGTGGAGTTTCCAGAAGATCCCCATGTACCCCATAAGGTGCGGGGGCACTACCGGCGCTATTGCGTTAGCCGGAATGGGGACCCCTGCGTCAGTCGCGGCGGCTGCGATCTTGGGGGCGTGTTCCCCCCACTTCGCCTGCCACCCCAGGAACTCCTTTAGGATTTTGCCGACTCTTCTCGCTCTTCGTGTGCGAAGTTCGCGCGGTTGTTGCACTGCTCAAAGAGCAGGTCGCGAAGGGCGGGGAGGGCGGTCAGGAGCTTGACGCACTCTTCTTTGGAGTAGTCAATCTCTTCGCCGTCTCGGGTTGCCAAGTTCGCCCAGTCCAGGACCAGGGTCTCCGACATAACATCGATCTGGAGCTTGATCATGAGGTCCTCATCAAGAGAGCCTGCGTTCATGGCGTGCTGGTGGGGACGAAGGGCCTCGGCCATCTTCTTGGTGAACTGCTTGTTGGCGCCGCCTGCGCGTGCCAGGAGGAAGCTGATCTCGATTGCGCCGTCCTGGACGGTGTACATGAAGCCGTTAATTTCGGCCTTTTCATTGCTGTCGAATAGGGAGTAAATGGACATTGGGGGTTGTCTCCGTGATTCATTTAATTGTGGACGGTACTAGAGGGGCCCCTCAGTGTGAGGGGCCCCTAGATGATTACGCGTCGAACCGCGTGATCTTCAGGGTGGAACCGGTGGTTGCGTTCAGGATAGCCTGGAAGGTGAGGTTCAACATAACGTCCTCGTCCTTGTTTCCGACTTCCGGGGAACCCTCGGAGAACTTGATCCGAGACAGATCGAACACGAGCGTGTTGCCAGCGTTGTCATTGAAGGAGATCGAGAAGGAAGATTCGGTGTTAGCCACAACCTTGTCTGCGAGGTCCTTGTTGTCGAAGTAGGTGTTCAGGGTACCAGTAACGACGAACTCGCCGGAACCGATGGAGACAGCGCCGAGGGAAGAAACGGCGTTGCGCTCGCGAAGGTTGTTCTCGATCTCGATGGTAGCTTCCATGACGAAGTTAGCACCGTCGATGACGTTTCCGCCCTCGGTGATCGACCCGACATTGCTGGACGCGTTGAACACGTCGAACTGGCCGGATGTGGTTGCGTCGGTGTCAGTGAGACCGGAGACGCGGGTAGTGGTGTATTCCTGGGTGGATCCAGTGAAACCGAAGGAGCAAGTGACGAGTTCCTTGGCCGTTGCGCTCAGGGAGAAAGTTCCCGGAACCATGCCGCGGAGGTACTCATGCAGGACGGTGGCCTGGTCGTTGAAGGTCCGCTCAATGGAGTAGGACTTCTGAGTGGAGCCGTTGTCGAAGCGCCTGCGATCTCGGGGTTGGCTGCGACGGATCGCTCAACCGGGATCTCCGTGGTGGTCACGGTGCCATTGACACGAGCGGTGCCGTTCAGGGTTGCGTCAGCGAACCCGGAAACGCGGATCCAGTCGCCCTGGACGAGGCCCAGAGTGGTGAAGTCCTCACCGACGGTGGTGATCTCGGTGGCGGTGATTGCGATGTCAGTTGCTGCGATGTCAGCTGCTGCGTTGGAGACCCATGCAGACTGCATGACGCCTTCCAGAAGCTCGTTGTGGATCTCGTAAGCGAGTTCGGAGTCGAAACCGCCAGCGGTGGATCCGCCGACGAGGACGAGGTCGGAAACCTGTCGGTCATCACGGATAATGCCGGAAGTAACGGTCTCGGGGGTGAAGCCGAGGTCCGAAGCGGAGGTGAAGGGGACGGCCTTGAGGTTGCCCGTGTTCGGAGTGGTTCCGTACGTGGTCTCCTCAATGGCTCGGATTGATACGCGATTAGTATCGGACATTAAGTATCTCCTTAGGATATTCTATCGTAAGTGAAGCTGGTTACTACGTTGATCTGCCAGTAGGTACCGTCAGAACCCAGCTCATTGATTTGTGTATCGCGGATGCGTACACCTAGAGTGTGGTCAGCGTCTTCCAGGGCGAAAGCCATAGCGTCTGCCAGGGTGCGAATCGTGTCGGTCGCGCTTTCCTGCGGTACGAAGATCTGGACGTATACGTCCGCGTACCTGCGGTTGACTTTGCTGCCGGATCCTGCGCTCCCTAGGGAAGCACGCTCTCCGAAAGTGTGTCGCACAACGGCTCGACCAAAGAGGGCCGGAACTTCCGGCCTGTCTGCGCCTTTGTTGTCATAGAAGAGGGGAGCGCCATTAGCGTTCGCCTCCCAGGTCTCGTGGACCAGAGTGAGTACCGCATCCGCGGCTTGTATCTGAGTAGTTGCGTTTGCCATTAGTTAGCCACCTTCAGAATGTAAAGGAAAGGCTCGTTGCCCGGCTGCTCTACTCCGACCTGTTTAATCTCCCAGGTCTTGCTGCCATCTACGATCTTGTCCTGGATGGTGGGTGCCTTGGCTAGCCCTTTGGCCGCGATGAGGATGATTACAGAATCAGTCTCAACGGGTGAAAGGACAAGGCGTGAAACCGCCGAGAGGCGGGCTTGAAGGTCCCGTGCGTTCTCGCTCTGGAAAACGCCGTAGGTGGTGACGAAGGAGGAGGAGACCGTATCCGTCGAAGAGCCCCAGGGCTTGTCGGCGTCGCCGAGAACCGTGGTGTCCGTCTGGATCTTGATCAACCTGCCATTCTTCTGGATCATGGACTTAGCGGTATCTGCTAGGCTCATCTAATAACCCCTCCTCCCTTGCTGCGGAGGAAGCCACTGCGCAGGACGATCCTGTCGGCGGTGGGGTAGGTCGCGGTGACCTTGGTGCCTCGGCCCGAATCGTACCGGACTTCGGTCTCCAAGGAGCCGACCTTCTCGCGGTTGTAAGAGATGTTGCCCGGGTCAGTAGCGTCCAGGGTCGGGGATAGCTGCACGGTAGCGCTGCCGTCTCCGAGGACCAGGAGAGCGTACTCGCTGGCTGCGTTGACGATCTCGACCGGGACGGTCTCAGATACGTCGGTTCCGTTTCGGTCATAAAGCTCATACCGGGGGAACTGCAGGGACTGGGGATCGGTCGCATCATCGCCGTCTTCAAAGATGATGGACTGGAAGACCCAGCGCTCATCGATGTACTGAGCGGCGCGGATCAGTGCGATGCACTGGTCGCTCTCGTCAGCGTCGGCCCAGATGTCATTCCCTCTGAGTCGGTGGTATTCCGTCGCGTCCGTCAAGGACACGTATGTGTTAGCAGTCGAGAGGCCAGTGCCGTCTTCGACTACCAGATCGGTTTCTGTGAGTGCCATCAGATGAGGTCCTTAACGATAGTGGCCTGACCATACAGGACGGTAGAGATGTTCCCACCTTGGGCCATCTGAAGCTCGTGGTAGTACTCGCCTGCGAGGGCGTCGGTGTCTGCCGGGGCAACCGTGATCTCGATGATCCCGTTCGGGGTGTCAGTGATAACGATGTCGCCGGGAACTGCGGGCTGGGACGGGGCGGTGCCAAGATTGTTCCAGATACAGTCTCCGTCGAAGAACGGGGAGTCGGTGCCATTGGGTGCGATGAGACCGGAGGTGGCGGTGCCTAAAACGCCCATGATCCAGAGGTACCCGTCAGATACAACTTCGTCATCTTCGTTGTACAGGGTCTCTGCGACCCATGTGTCCACGGCGGGGAGACCGGGGACTCCGGTGTCCTTGCTGAGAATGGAAGTCCCCTTAGGGGCAACCGAGTCGCTAGCCTTCTTGGACAGCTGCCAGATGAAGGTTGCGTCCGTCAAAGCGAGAGGGGTTCCAGCATCGTCGTTCACGGTGACGCGAAGGATGCGGGAGTCTCCCGAATGGAGGGATATGTCTTGCTGGGGTCCGATAGCCATCTGGGCCTCCTGGAGGGGGTAAGGAATCGCCGGGGCCCTTGGGCCCCGGCTTTAGCAGGGTGACCCGTCAAGGTCAGTAGTTGTGAGTGCCTCGCCCGTCAGGTCCGTGGCCTCCTCGACAGACCCGGTGAGGTCTGTGGAGTCGGTGCTGGTCCCGGTGAGTGAGGTGGTGTCGTTCCGCGTAGCCGTCAGGATGATGGGAGCCGAAGCTGCCGCCGAGGCGGTCATCACTGCTGAATGCTCTGCGACTGTGATCAGGGTAGTGTTGGTGCTACCACCCAGGGTGCCTTCCGAGATGTACGTGCCGACAAGCTCTGCGACCGTGGAGGCCTGAGCGGTCAGGGCCTCCTGCAGGAGAACCTGTGCCGTGCCCACCGTGAGAGTGATGTTCTTGCCAATGAGGTCTTCGATGCACGCGATATCGAAGGACGCAGAGGCTTCAGCATCAACGGTGATCGTGCCCTCGGCTATTGCCTGGGAGATGATCGCCGCCAGCGTGGGCGTGAGTGTAGTCTCGATGTTGGAGTCAGTAGATGCGCCAGCAATCAGCTGAGCCAGGGACGCTGTCTCGGTCTCGATAGAGGCCTCGACAATCCCGCCAAGGATCTTGGTGATACTGGCGGTTGCCGTGTGGATAACGGATGCGTCTGCCTCTGCGTTGAGGAGGGCGGCTAGCTGGGACACGAGGTCATGTACAACCGTGGGATCGGAGTCGCCGCCAAAGGCGGTGGAGACCGACGCGGCCAAGGAGTGCACTATCTTCCCTATCGCCTGCCCGGAGTGCGTGGCAGTCGAGGAGGAAGTCACGATGTGCTCGATGTTCGGATCCGACACACCGCCGAACATGCGAGCCAGAGAGGTCGCTGCGGTGTGCTTGATCGTCGCTGAGGAGACTGACGCGCCAGCCAGGATATTGGCCAGGGCGGATACATCGTGGACCACGGAGGGACTAGATCCCAGTCCGAGGAGCAGATTGATATTGCCATCTACTAGATGCTGTACCGTAGGGGCTGAAGAGCCCACTGCCAGGAAGTTCGCCGTACCATCAGCATCGATGCCGATGATGGGGTTGGCGGAGCAGCCTCCGCCGCTCAGGAGCGTCCCGGTCGAATCCATCACGTGGATTATGTCCGAGAGGACCGCGCCCACGAGGAGCGCGACCGGGGTGGCTGTGGATTGCAGTGCGATGTCTGCGGCAACGTCTCCGCTTGCGCGGAAGTTACCGATGCCATCTACGGCGTGGATTACTGTGGGGTCAGCGGAGCCGACCAGGAGGGCGTTGCCTGTGCCGTCCACGTTATGAGTAACGTAGCCGAAGGTGTCGCCCGTGAGTGTAGCTGTAGGTGCGGTTGTCAGGTCATGCTCAACCGTGGGGTCAGTGACTCCACCGAAGGCCGTCCTCAGAGTAGCGTCGACCAGATGCACGATACTCGACAGGGCCTGCCCGCCGAAGAAGCCGGAGAGGGATGCCGTGAGATCGTGAACGACTGTCGCGTCCGCCTCGGCACGGAATATGCCGTTGAGCGTCGCAGCAAGGTCATGGACAACCGTAGAATCTACGTCGCCACCTCGTACGGAGATGAGGGACGCAGCCGCGTCTGCCGACCCCCCGATGATCTTGTCAACGGAGGCCGTCACCGTGTGGACGATGTCCGAGTCAACCGATCCGCTCATCGTCGCGACTGCTGCCGTGACGAGGTCATGGATGACCGTTGAGACCGAGGTCCCACCGAAGGTCCGATTGATGGCTGCGGAAGCAGCATGTACAACTGACAGGAGGGGAGTGGATGCACTCACCTTAGCGTTAGCGTTAGCAGTCAGGTCATGGATGACCGTGGGGTCTGCGGAGCCGCCAGGGACGGAGTTCGCGTTGCCCGTGAGGTCATGGATGACTGTAGGATCTGCTGAACCTGCGAAGTTGCCGGAACCCGTAGAGACCACTGCATGGACGATGGTCGGGAAGGAGTTAGAGGTGTCGCCACCAAGAACCACGTTACCAACCCCGTCTACAGTGTGGACTACAGTGGGGTCCACATCCCCCGTGAGTGTTGCCACGGGGTTGCTTGTAAGCAGGTGTATGATGTTGGAAGCAATGGAGCCGCCGCTTACGGCAGCGTTCGCGTTGCCCGTGAGGTCATGGATGACCGTGGGGTCTGCGTCCCCTCTTGCGAGGAAGTTGCCAGTGCCATCTACGTCATGGTTAATGTACCCGAAGGTGTCGCCACGGAACTCTGCGTTGATCGCCGAGGCGGCATCATGGTCGACCGTGGGGTCGACCTCTGAGCCGAGGGCGGCATTGATCGCGGAGGTAGCCGTGTGGATCACGTCCGAAGTGGAGTTCGCGCGGAACTCTGCGTTGAGCGAAGCTCCCAGTATGTGCTGCACGTCGGGATCGACGGAGCCGCCCTGGAGTAGCTGCACATCCTGCGGGATGTTCTGCTCGACGCGGATTGAGGTGATGCCTGCGGTAGATCCCCCGCCGGACGTGAAGTCCACGTAGGCGATGAACTGCATCTGCTCGATAACGTCGCCGATGTACTCCTCACGTTTGGTTAAGTTGGAGTGGTAGCCGACTTCATAGGGGATGTCTACAGCCTGTAGGTAGTGGCTGTCCCACCACGAGTCGGTGAACCAGACGGGCGGGACATAGGTGATCACGTCGCCGCTAGCATTGGTCAGCTTGAGCTGCCCACTGATCGCTGTGCCGGGGGATCTAGTCCCGGGAATAAGCGTCACTATGAGGCGATCTTGCGCCTCACCAACCCAGTCGCTGCCAATGGCTGCGAGGTCGGTAGATGTGATGAGGCCGGACTCCAGGCCAGTGCCCGGGGAGGCTAGCAGGTAGAACCCGCCGCCAGGGAAGCCCTGTGCCCGGATGACGAGCGAAGTGGTAGCACTGCCAGTGAAGTTGTATTCGTTTTCCCAGAGGGCCAGGGTGTCAATCTTGGGCTCGCCTGTGACCATAGATATCGGGGAGGACGTGCCGCCACCGATCATCGTTCCGTGGGGGCCATAGAAGACCTCGCACGTGATGAAGGGGATGGGCACTTCGCCTTCGCACCTAAGGACAGGTGAGAAGTCCGTGTCGACGGAGCCAACACTGACGCCAGTTTTGGTGGCGAACTGGAACCCGTGGGGCACGCGCTTGCGTACGCGAATGCTATGGAGACCCATATTAGTCGGAGTGCCAGTGATGAAGGAGGTCCAACCGTGGAAGGTCATTTCGGTGATCGTTTTGCCGAGGTAGTCGGGGTCCGGCACGTGACCTTCTTCAAAGCCCGTGCTGTACACCAACTCCATGAGTTCGCCTTCGCTGGCGTCCCATATGTTTTCGGTGAATTCTATGTTGGCATTGAAGGCGAGGGTGGCGTCTGCCGTCTTCAGGGTCAGCTGGCCTACGGCCAATGCGCTACCCCGGTTGCCCGGTTTGAAGGTGACAACAATCTCGTCATCCTCGTCGCCAACCCAAGACCGGCCAATAGCCGCCAAGTCCGTGGAGACCCACGCCCCGGTTTCGAGGCCTGCCCCGGGACTGGTTGCTTCCCAGGAGCCGCCTCCGGCGATGGTCAAGTCAGTGACATGTCCTTCGGTAGCGGTGTTACATATGAAGTTGTACTCGTCGCCGTCCCAGAAGATCATGTCATCGACAATGGGGTCGCCCAGAGCGGTAAGGATCGCGTTGGCCTCGCCATCCTTTGCGATGGGGCGGGGCTCCAATTCGGAGCCGGTTCCGGCTACAGCGAAGTCGAGACACTCGACAGCGAAGATGAAGTCATCCTCGTCTGTCACGCCATCTGTGTCGCAGAGGTACAGCTTGATGCTGTCAGCGCCGAAATCTACGTTCTCGAAAGTCGCTGCCACGGTGGGGCGAGAGCTATCGAGAGAACCATAGGTGCCCGTGAGGGACGCGTACTGGTTCAGGGCCGGGAAGGTGCCAGACAAATTCTCCCGGTAGAAGTCGAAGTTCAAGGGGATGTCATACGTGTGTCGTTTTCCAGACACAGTTTCCCCGGTAAAGTCTACGTTGTTCTTGCCCGTCGAGAGGTTATCGAACCTCGTCACGGACATACCGCCCCCTGCGTTCTCAAGGAGGGTGATGGGCAGGCCGTCATTAGTGGCGAAGGTGTCGCCCACGGCGCAGCTCATCTGCAGGGTGTCCAGGTCATCGTAATGGGGGTAGACCACCAAGCCCGCGTCGGCGTCGTTGTCCGAACTCCAGCGGTGGCCACCATTGATGATTGCGGTCTTGGACCAGTCCGCGGGGGCGTAGGGCCCAAACTGCGTCAGGTCATACGTGCCGGAGCCTGCAGCCATGCGGTTGCCTAGATTGTCTACGTTGAAGAACGTAACGTCCCAGTTAGAGCCTTTGAACCACACCGTATCAAAGTGGGCGGTGGCCCGCTCAGTGGCGTGGAGGCCTCCTCCGTTGGCGGAGTTAGACACGAGGGTGCCCGGGTTTCCGAAGAGGTCAATGGACGCTGCGCTGAAGCAGCCGTACTTGGTCTCGTCGGTGTAGCCGCCGGGGATGCCTGCCCCTGCGGTCTCTTGCTCCCAGGAGATACCTCGGTTGAACGAGATACATTTGGGGACCTGGGCGAGCGTAAGCCCACCCGTCTGGTTCAACTGATGCTCAAGGAGGAGTTCCTCGCTTTCCGGGGTTGCTCCCGGGATGTAAAGCTCGTCATCTGCGTCAATGTCCCCAACGTACTCCCACACTTCCCATGCCACGTACCTGTCGACCTCAGTGACGCCAGCATTCCACGTAGCCGTGGACGGACCACACTCTACGCGGACGAGGATCTGCGGCATCATAAGGGTAAGGTTGGCGTGGAGGGACACAACGGCGGACTGGTCGCCCGCGGTACAGCCCTGAGGCATGTCAAGGCCATCTTTGTTGACAGCCTGCACATACCCATTGTTGGACAGGAGCCGGACAAAGGCCCAACGAGGGGCGGTGTATGCGGAGAACGGGTATGCGAGGAAGATCTGGGTGTCCACCGTGGACGCAGAAGTAGAGTAGGGTACGTGAGTAACCCCTCTAATGATTTCGAGATCTGCGCCCATGGTGGACTCCTAGGAAATTAGCTGATGTTGACAATGATGGAACCCGAGTTGAACCGGAAAGCATCGCCGTTTGCGATGGTCTTGGTTGCTGCGAGATCATCAAACACGATGAGGTTGCCAGCGCCGGAAGCATCATAGATGCCCATGCTGACGATGGTGCCCCAGGAAGCCGTCGCGGTGACGAACTCAAGAGCGGTGTTGAGGGAGAACCCACCAACGCCATCATCGGTGAAGGAGGATGCGGAAATCTGCTTGCGAGCGTAAGAACCGCCCGTAACCTCGGTGCCCGTGCCAGCTGCGTTCACGGAGTCCGTGAAGAGTGCGACGTAGAGGACAGTCGGGAGGGTAGCAGCGCCAATGTTCAGGAACTCCGTCCCGATCTGGGTGCGGAGGAAGTTTGATGCGTTTGCCATGATATATGGTCCTTTTAGAGGAGAAGGGGCGGGTTAGGCCGCACCTTCGGTGATAAGGATGTAAGAGATCTGAAGGAGCCAGTCGGAGTTAATAAAAGGAGCCCCGAAATGGACGGAGAGTCCGACCAATTTACCGAACGGGTCTCCGGGAGCTGCCTTCCAGGTAGTGAGCTTTCGGGTGGGGTCCGTCGGGTGCCCCACTGTAACCGAACTGGCGGCACTGGTCTGCATCCCATTCGTAAGGGTCCCGACCAATGAAATGTCCGGGTACTCCAAATCGGGGACGTTGGCATTGAGGTTCGTATCCCGAATACGCCACTTCATTGCGCATGAGAGAGCGGCCTTGTTGCTCAGGCCCAGGTTGATGTTGAGGGGCGGCAAGGTGAATACCGGAGGATTCACGAGGTCGGAGGTGAAGTTGATGGACACGTCATTGGAGCTGGCTGAAAAAAGCAGGCCCTCGGTGGTGCAGCCGTTCAGGCTGTCCAGCTCGTTAGCCTCGTTCGGGAAATCTTCGCTGTAGTGTTCGAAGTATTCCGGGAAAGTGGTAGTGGTCCGTCCCAACTCAATGGGCGCGTTGGCGCCATCAAGGACTGTGTGGCCGAACTCATCGACCAGGAACCCTTCATTGTTGTGCCGGGGGTGTGACCCGCCAGTGTTGGACCCGGCGCGGCGACTGAACCAGGAGCTGGTTGCTTTTCCGGTCAGGTACGGTGATTTAGCCATGGTGGCTCCTTCAGGGGGTAGAAACGAGTAAAAGCGCCCCACTAGGCACAATAGGCCTAGCGGGGCGCGGGAGTGAGGGGAGTGCCATCTGCAGGAAGGACTCTACCTCTCGCTCCGGGTGCTTACGCCAGTCCCATCTCTTTCAGGACTGCAGCGATCTTGGCTTGTTTTTCCTGAGCCTCAGCGGCGATGCGCTGGTTCTGTCGGCGGAGTGCGGCATTGCCGTCGGTAGCGGACAGGGGCTTGACTCTGGAGTTACGCATGACCTGAACGTCTCGGGATGCGGCGCGGAGACCTTCAAGTTGTTTGGTCAGGTCAGCAATCTCGGTCTGGAGAGACTTGACTGCTGCATTGTAGTTGTAGCCCTTCTGCCCGGGGAGGAGACCGTTGATCTCCGGGGCGTTCGGGACAGGGTTAAGGTAGTCTTCGACCTCGGGGGTCGGCTTCGCCGCCTTCTTGACCGTCTTCTTGGCCTTCTCGGTCGGCGCGGATGCGTTGGGGATGGTCTCGGTCTTGTCATTATCGCCGAGGAGCTTATCGAAATCAGTCATCATTGACTCCTTCGTTTACGCAGCGACATTGCTGCGTAGTGGGGGTATAAACGGGGGCCCCGAAGGGCCCCCGAGTTTTAGAGCTGCATACCACTTGGGGCTAAGGATTAGCCGTTGGTGACGAAACGAGCTTCCGGTCGAAGGTCATGGAGTATGCGTCAGAAGCCTCAAGCTCGGTGTTCGTCGGGCTCTGAGCTGCGGCCACGGAAGAGTTAACCGTGAAGCCAGCCGGGTGGAGAACGTACTCGCGGCGAGAAGTCAGGACTTCCTGGCCTCCGCCGTTACCTGCGAGTGCCTGCCGGGAAACTTCGGCTGCAACGCGGGGGGAACCAGTGCCGTATGCGAACGCGGATGCGCCGAATGCGATGGTGAAGTACTGGTTACGGGCCTGAGCACCGGAGTCGGTGTCAGTGGTGATTGCGAGGCCGTCATCAACGATGAGGGACTTGCCGAGGTACGTGCCGAACCCAACGTCTGCGCCAGATGCTGCAACGAAGTCGATGAGGTTGAGCTTCTGCATTGCGGTGTGCACTGCAGAGTGGACGGCGATTGCAGAGATGTTCTGCTTGTGGTCGCCCATGAGCTGGAAGGTGTCGAGCAGTGCGTCAGCAGAGAAGAGGTCTGCTGCGACTGCGTCAACGCCGTCTGCTGCGGAGATGTCGTTCACGAGGGATGCGTTGCCTGCAACGAGACCCTTGATCACGGAGTTGAGCTGGAGCTGATCCTGCCGAACCCAGTAGGAAGCAACGCGGGATGCGATTGCGTCCATTGCGTCGGGACCTGCGAGCTGGGATGCGAGATCCATTGCGGACCAGGACTGGTTGCGGTTGTTGCGGATTGCAACGGTGCGGCCGGTCGTGATCTTCTCGGGAGTAGCGTCGTTGCCAGCTGCTGCGTTAGAAGGCCGGATGTTGTCGGACCCTGCGTCGCCGGAGATGTTGGCGAGGGTGTCGCTGAGGTCGTCGAAGTGCGGCATGTCGATGAAGGTACCACCGCCAGCGAGGAAGCTGGAGAGGGCGGGGCTAGATGCGATGACGCCGGTCTTCACGAGGAGAGACAGGTTGGTCGAGAGAAGCTGAACGTAGGGTGCGAAAACGCTGGGCACAACCACGTCGCTGATCTGAGTCTGAGACATTTTAAAGTCCCTTTCTGAGTATCAGTGTGACCATGTGGTCACGGGTTTATGGAGCAACTTGCTGGGGCGTGGCGGCACCAGAACCATTCCGGTACCTACTATTACGGGGCCCCGACTTGGGGCCCCGAGAGTCCACTTCTCACATCGATCTTAAAGTCCGAACTTCGCCGGATCCTCGCCTGCGGCTTTCGCCATGGTGCGGGCTCGGGTCGGGTCAGCCGTAACGACTTTGCCGATCTCAGTGAGGTTAAAGGAATCCGCGTGGAAAGGGTTAGACCCAATCGCGGGGGCATTGCCAGGAGCAGAACCTGCCGCGCCTGCACCTTGGTTCGCGGGGAACCAGTGCGAGCGGCGTCCGCCTGCTTGTAGCTCAGCGAGAACTTCGCCGAAGGGAAGGCCGGGCTCAAAGCCTACGCCGTCCTTGGTAACAACATTGCCAGATGCGTCCACGGTCATAATGCGCTCTGCGAAGGGGACAATGTCCTCTCGTGCGGAGTCAATGATCGGGAGTGCGCCCTTGCCGGAGAGTGCTGAGTCGACTGCGTCGCGGATACTCCGCTGGGCAGCTGCGCCCTCGTGCAAGCTAATGGCCTGTGCGTGAGCGTCGCGCTCTGCACGGATGGTTCCGAGTTCGCGCTCCATTGCACGGGTCTGTCGGCTTGCCATGGTGTTGGCTCGCTCTTCGACCTGTGCGTCGGTCAAGCCCTGGGGCTGGACGGACAGCTGGTGCGTGAGGTCCTCTTGTGCGTCCCGGAGGCTCTGGACGCCATCTGCGGTCAAGTCACCCACCCAGGTGTACTGGGACTTGGTGGACTTGTGGGCAGTGCGCTCGTTTGCGAGTGCGGTCTGGAGTCGGTCAACGTCGCCGGAGGTCTTGATACCCTCGACGCCGGTCAACTCAAACTGACCATTGCGCTCGGTGTAGAGCGAAGAGAACTCAGTCGGAATCTCTTCTGCGTTGTCATAAATTGCTTTCAGCATGGTGTAATCCTCATGGATTGGGTGGGGCAACATTGCCCTAAAGCTGATGAGGGGAGAGGCTTATGCCTCGTCCTCCTCCTCGGGGGTTTCGGAACTGTCTTCGGTGTTATCGTTCTCCATGGCGGGGGCCTCGGTGACCGCGGTCGGGTCGACCGGGGCTCCGCCGTTGATGATGTTAATGATCGCAGAGTCTTCCTGGATCAGAGCGAGTTCGTCTTCCCAGGTCTTCTGGGTGAACTCGTTCTTGCTTGCCCATTCATGAATGGAGGACAAGGAGATCGGGAGTCCTGCGTTACGGGCTTCAACGAGCTTGAGTGCCTGTTCGGGGCTGGCTGCGTCTTCGACGAAGTCAGTGTTCGGGGAGACGCGTACTTCGTCAGCGTCTGCTCCGACCCAAAGGGCCATCTGCTTGAGAGCCTGTTCCAGTCCAGCTGCGCTAGAGAGCGCGATGGAGTGGAGAGTAGTGGTTTTAGCTGCCACTCTGACCCGGAGAGCTTCCCCGGATTCAGCCTGCGATGCAGTGTTTTCCAGGAGTCTGGAACCCATTGCGATGGCTCGCTTATAATCGTCTTCCAAGGCTCTGCGCTGTTCGGGCAGACCGTCGGAGGAGATTCCAATGAACTTTGCGTCACCGCCTTCGGCGATGTTCAGTTTGGCACCGGCGCCAATGCGCGTGGGCTCTTCCTCCTCCAGATCCGTACCCGGAGCATCACCAATCATGACCAGGGTGTCCTGGCCAAGCATGTGAAGGGTCTGGCGGAAGTCAGCCTCGCCGCGGTAGATCGCGAGCGCTGAGTTAGAGATCCCGAGAAGCGGGATGGGGCCG